ATTATCATTATTTTGAGCTTCTAGTAAACAGTATAATGATGCTAATGCTTTATAATCTGGTGTTTGTATACCGAAGAATTCATCTACATTATAACTTTCTTTAATACTAGATATTAAATCGTACTTTTGTTTCTTAAGAGTTTTTTGATCTAACTTTCTAGAAATTTCAGTAATTGTTGAGAGAATAGTCTCAGCTTTATTTTGTCCAATACCTTTGTTCTTAAGAATAAATTCATATAATTTGAATTCTCTTACTAAACTTGTCTTTCCTGTGAAATGCTTTTTTAAAATACTAACCGCTTTTGACTCTTTATTATTAAGAGTATCAGCTGCGATTTGTTTTACAAGCAGTTCAAAGATAAGACCGGTATTTCTATACTTTGAATGTTTTATTTTCATTATACACGTTTACTATATATAAATATGCTTTAGTTACCTAAATCTTTAATATTGTCTTCATTTAGTAGCTCAGACTCTTTCTCCTGTTCTCCTGTAAAGACTATACTTTTAAGCATATTTTGGTTTTTGTTAAAGACTGTCTTAGTCATTGAGGTTTCATTAACGTTTTCGTTATCTGATGGAAATCCACCATGCATACCATGTTGACCTAGAGGATCTCTTCCTCCTAATGCGTCATTTGTTCCATATACAGAAGCTTTTTCTGTTGGCCTACCACCTTCAGGTCCAGGTTGACCCCATTCCTGTTCTTTTTCTACTTCTGAATATCCTTTTGGTAGAGCACCTGGCTCTCCTCCTTTTGGTGTAGCAACTGATCTTCTACCGTACATAGATGCTAGATCATGTGGTGTACCGTAAGTCATACCGGATTTAGCAGGATCGTTTCCTTCTGCCTCTATCTGATTAACTCTAAATGCACGCTTAGTATCTTCTCTTACTAAGTCTCTCATTTCCATATACTGGTCTTCTGAGAAATTAAATATGTTTTCGTAGATATAATCTGTTGAGAACATCTTAGTATCTTTCATCTGAGCAGCTAGATCTACCTTTTCTTTAAGTAGTGCTACTTTTTCTTGTTCAAAGATGATAGATGGAGTTGATAATCTAACTTCGAAATTGGTTAATGATTCTCCTGTAAACCCTTGAGTGTATAAATGTACTAGAGCTATCTTAGTTAATTCAGATTCTAGTATCTTTTGTATTCTTTCTACTGTTCTAGCAAATCGTATATCTTCTGCTGCTAATGTAGCTTTACCGCTTAAGTCTCCTTCGTATCCAAAATAGGCTTTAGGTATCTTTAAAGCAGCAAATAACTTAGCTTGTAAGTACTGAACGTCAGTAGTACCGTCGTAATCTAGTCCTTTAGTAGTTTCTATTCTAGTTGAATTATCACCACCACGTACAGGTAGATAGAAATCTTCCATCATATTCTGCATGTTGAACTTTAAGTTATAGTCTCCTGTCTGCTGATCTACATAAGGAGTCTTTTTCATAGTGTTGATAGTCTTTTGCATAAACTGATCAACTTCTGTAGGAGGTATTGAACCAACATTAATATAGAACATTCTCTTTTCAGGTGCTCTCATTATACGATGTATTAACATCGCATCTTCCATTAAGTTAGTTTGTTTGTATATCTTTCTAGCAGGTTCTAAGTAAGATCTACCATAAGGTAGGTAAGAAGTGTCTGATAGTAATCTAAAGTGAGCAATTTCGTAATTGTCGAATGTAATTGCTTTAGCATTAGCTTTTCTTCTAAAGTTAGGATCTGATGCTGCTGTGATTCCATCTGGTTCTAATTGAAAATAGACCTTAGCAGGATTTTCAGGATCAGTTCCTTCATGTCTTATCATGTGATAGACAGTATAAGGTAACACGTTATATACTCCGAACTTCTCTGCTATTTCTAGCTTTAAGAAAAAGTCTCCATATTTAAGCATATTACGTGTCCATGACCATAGATTAAACTCTACGTTTAATACGTCATAGAATAAATTATAAAGTACTCTCTGTATATTCTCATCTGAAGACTTAATAGATACAACTTCATGTTGATCATTTTTTATTGTAGCTTCGTCAGATATAATGTCTAATGCTGAGGCTATAATAGGATCTGTATCCATTGCCTCATAATCAGCATAAAGCTGTACTCTTAATGTTTGATAGTTTAGATTAGGGTTATAAACGTTTCTAGCGTTATGAACATATAATCTGTTAAATCTATCGACTAGTGAATTTGTTTGGTATTTACCGGTTGCTTGTATTTGATTAACATCAGCAACTTTTAGAGTATCCCCACCAATGTTACGTATTACTACGTCTGATGAAAATAGTCTGCTTAATCTACCAAATAAGGATTTATCCGCCATAGGATATTAATTTATATATAAATAGTTCTAATTAAGTAACCAAGAGATATCTTCTTTACCACCTGGTGTATCTATAAGATAAGGATTATTTTGCTGACTACCAACATTTGTCATGATTGCTTTGTTCTGTGCATTCAAGTTGTTAAATGATGATAACTGTGCTCTAGCTAAATCTATACCTTGTTGTCTTAGTCTTAATGCTGTATCTCTAACATAAAGTGCTGTTGCACATGCTATAAGTAAATCATCATTATATCTAATCTGTGCTTGTGCCTTTCCGTTCTTCCATACGAATACTCTCATCTCAGCCATTAACCTCTTAGACTGTATAGTAACTGAATGTTCTCTTATGTATTCGATCATCTTTGCAATTACTAGCGGTCTAGTTCTAGCTGACATTGTAAATCCAGGAACAAGTTTATCTCTTTCATACTTAGTCATATATGATTCGACTGTCTCCATTTGAGATGTAGCGCTATAATAAAGGTTACGGTACTCGCGTTCCATAACTGTCTCTATGGTAGCCCATCCGATATTAGCGTTTTCAATAACTAATAATGCTTCGTTATATTCTGCAGCTATCCCAACTAGCATATTACCAAAGTCTTTTGGTGATAATTTACCTTTATACTCTCCAACCTGTGTACATTGTTCTATATCGAATATATGAAATGCAGAGTAGTCAGTAGCATCACCTCGAGCAACATCGGCGACTATCATGTATGATTTTCGGTAATCTACACCCTCCCATATCCATAAGTTTCCGTCGACTCCTCTTCTCTCTAAAGGGTCTTTTTGATATGTTTGTTCGTAGTACGACATGTCATCTGGCTCAAATACCGTATCACCAGATGCTAAGAAATCGCAATCACATTCCTGTCCTGCCATTCGAGGTCCGAGATCTTGATTCTGCTGGTCTCTCCAACTTTGGTCACGTTCGGGATGAACGGTCCAAGGTAGTCTGATTGGTAAGAAGCTGTTCTCTCCTGATTCAGCTTTTTCCCATGTCATATGAAACCAGTTACCAATACCGTTTGGTGTAGATAAAGCCATACACTGTCCACCGGTTGCTAAGGTTTGTTGTGCTGCTGTAAATGTTTCTTCAATATTATCTATAAATGCAGCCTCATCTATTAATAGTAACGATACCGCTTCTGAACGTGCAGCATCTGCATTAGATGATTTAGCTGTTATCTTAGATCCATTCTTTAATCTAAGTGATAATTTGTTTTTCTCCACTGCATTCAGCCTTAACCATTTAGGTAGCTGATCGTACATAAACATAGTCTTAGATACTAAGTTACGTGCAGTTGCTTGTGTTGTAGCTAATGCTAAAACGTTTTTATCTTTATGAAATAACATCAGCCATAAACTATATGCTGCTGCTAAAGTAGATATACCTAACTGTCTTGATTTAAGAGTTACTAGGTATTGATTATCTCTAAATAAATGTAATACTTTTTCCTGAAAAGGATATAAAGAAAATAAGATACGGCCACGTGTAGGATGCTGTATATAGCAATACTTCTTCATAAAGTATGCTGGATCTTTAGCACACTTGATATACTCCTGTGCAATTATTTTTTTTATGTCTGCCATAACTAATTTATTTGATCAAATTTTTCTATCTCTAAAGTACCTTGAAGATTACCATTATTACGTGCACTTATTTGTACTGAATAAGGTTCTCCCTGCTTAAGTATAGTAAACTTAATTTGAATAGCTCCAGCTTCAACTGAATCTCGTATTGTAATGTCAGAGTATTCACCTCCTCTGTTGTATAAAACTACGTTTGTTCCCCTAGGAAAAGATTCTACTTTAGCATTAGACCCTGATGATTGTCCAATTATCTTAAAGAAGCCAGGGTTAACTTTTGTTAAAGATAATGCAAATCCTGCTAGGGCAACTACTGCATCATCTACTTTTTTTGATGGAAATTTTCTAAATAAAAATTCTATAGCTTTAAGAGCAGCATACTTGCCTTTAAGTTTTCCTGAATCAATATCATTTACAGATGGATTATCTATACTATAAACTATATGTTCTGCTCCTCCTACTAATTTAGAAACTTTATTTCTAAGGTCCTGTATTCTTTTTCTTAATGAATCTTCATCTAAATCGATCTCATCTTTAGTAAGGTTATAATCAGTTTTTACTTTAGTAAATTTTTGAAGGAGTCCTTTTGCTTTCCCTCCTTGTGCTTTTTCTTGCTTTAACGAAACTGCAACTAGCGGTTTACTTTTTGATCCCCATTGCTGGTCATCAGTACCTGATAAAAATAACTCATTTAATATTTCTATATTGTCATAAGAACTGAAATCAGGGATAGCTCCTAACTGAATGTACATATCTCCAGGGCACCATTTATCTGCATTCATACCAGTCAAAGCTCTAGCTTTACTTCTTATTTCGTGAAATACTCCTGAGCGAATTATATTACCTTCTGGGTATTTATCTTTTATACTCAATGCACTTGATAATGGTTGATTAATAAATTTTACATGAGCATTTTTAGGTTCTAATGAAGATAAGTATTTTAATACTTTTTGAGAGCTGTTAGAATCTTCTCCAGGTATACCTGCATTAGCTATACTTTTTAAATTTTCTACTCTCTTTAAAATATTTTCAGTAGTAAATGGAGAAGTAATATCGCTAACATAAAATAAAGATACAAGTCCTTCTTTTACATCAGTATCAGCACTATCTTCAGATGCTGTTCCTTTAATTAGTATTTTATATTCTTTACCTTTAAATGTTAATTCAGCAGCACCAACTGAGGATCCTCCTCCTTTAACTTTTTTGTAATCAGTAATTTCATTTTCTTTTTCAGAGAGTTTTTCTAACTCTTTAAATATTTCACCCCTAAGAGATGTAGAAGATGCTCCTCTAGAAGGAACTTCGGAAAATTGAAGTCTTATACTAGTTGAACCGGTTCCTGTAATATCTCCGTATCCTTTTATATTTGATTGTATAAGGTTAACTAGATCTTTATTTTCTTTTATGAGAGGAATAAAACCAAATATAGATTCAAACAAAGCCATATCCTCTTGACTGTTAATGTCAGGATATCCTTTAGTAGTCTTGTAAGACCATTCTAATATTGCTTTGTCTATAAGATTCATCTGAGATGGTTATTGACGAGTGTTAATTTTTATTAAGTGTGGGTATTCTTTAGCAAAATGTAAGGCCTGTTCATAACTTCGACTAAATACATATTCATCTAATTCATCACCATCTGTATAAGTTGTAACATCTGCTTCACCGCTTTCTATTTCATCTTCTGTAGCAAACTCATAAGGGGAATCTGACATCTCTCCTGATTCTACGTCAAATGCTACTTCAGGAACTAGAAGTTCTATTGAGTAGTCTACTTCTTCTTTTAACGCTCGACTGTTTTGTGTAAGTTTATTTTCTGTTAAGAATGTTCTTAAGTTAAAGTTGTCTTTCATCTTATTATTATTATGCTTCAGGTTCTTCGGCTGGTTCTTCAAAATCGATTGGTTCATCTGTTAGGTCTTCTCCTCCTTCTTCTCCTCCTACGTCATCTGGTACTGCTGGATCTTCTCCTGCTGCTCCTCCATCTCCTCCAGGAAAGTCTCCTCCTCCACCTCCACCGCCGCCGGTGTCAACATCAGCAGGTTCTCCTTCGCCTGCTCCAGTCATAGGTGCCTCTTTATATAGTATAGCTAATTTATCTAATGCTTGTTGATAATCTGCAATATTTGAAAGTAAATATCTTTTACCTAATATTTGAGCTTCAAAAGTTTTACCTGTCCATTTAAGTATATAGTCTTGACCATTCTTGAGGTTCACTCTAAATGAAGAAGGTCTTGGTGATATCCAATCAATAGAATCTACAAATTCTTTAAATTGTTCAGTCTGAAGTTTAATTATAGCTGCTTTAACAGTTGGAAACTTGCCTAATATTTTATCTGTAGCATCTTCTAATACTGTTTCTTCTGGTGCTGCAGTGTCTGGTTCTTCTTCTGGTGTAGGTTCTTCTTCATCTTCTACTTCATCAAGCATAGATTCATTTAGTACCTTTCCTTCTTCTAACTCTTTGTTAATATCTTTAACGATAAAATTACCGATAGCATCTCCAGCAGGAAAACCTATCTTAACTAGTATAGGAATTTCTTCTTTTACGTAATTCAAATCTACTTCTTCTCCTGCGACGTCTACGCTCACTTCAAATTCTTTACCTGAATTTTTATCTACAAGCTTATAGAACATAGTATCAGATATAGATGATTGGTCGTTTACGTATATCTCAATATTTTTTACTTTACCTATTTTTAGTTCATCTTCTTTTTGTTCAACAATTAAACTAGCATTTACCTGAAAGTCTTTGAACATTTCTTGAAGAGCTGCTTGCTGTCTAATAATAGCATATTGATCAGGTCTTTCTGTTCTTAGATAACTTTGTAGCTTTCTAAAGTTAGTTTTAATTAGATCAAATAATTCTCTTGCTGCTCTATCAGTCCTAATATCATCAGAACCCATTAAGTTTTTAATGTCTCTTACAAGACTCTGCATATCATCATACATCTTAGAAAAAGAAGCTAATTTAATAACTTTATGTCCTCTAGACCCTGTAGTCTTATTATAGCTTGTATGCTTCATATAACGAGTTAAGTCGTCAGTAAAGAAGTCATGTTCCATATCTAGAGGTCCATACTGCTTTTCTATTCTATCAAGAAATGCTTTAGGCATATCTTTTGGCTTTTTTATCTGGTCCTCTTGGATTTGGCCGTAAGATTCTAATATAAGTTTTTCTAACTTGTGCATATTACTTCTTTTTCTTTTTGTATCCTTTATGCCAGTGTTCGTTAGTAGTTTCTATCTTTAACTCGTTAACTGGTATATCTAATACTGTATTTCCGTTTTCAAATAAAACGTCGTAATGAGTAACTACATACTTGTTACCCTCTTTTACTAAGGTATGTTTTTCTGGAATGGTGTTACCTGCTCCATGTTCTTTATGAATTACTTTTGCAGCACAATCATGTTTAAATCCAGGACCAGCTTCATCTAGTTCTTGATCTTTTCCTGTTCCTGATACTTTTGCATCTAATAAAGACTCTACATGCTTCTTTTGTTTAGTTAAGTCTTTAAGTTGAGATACTACTGATTTATCTCCTGCTTTATATTTCTTAGCTAAATCTTTCATAACGCCTGTTATGACATCATGTGCTTTTTGTAATTTATCAACAGAATATTTACCGCTATTAAATTTCTTAGGTAATTCTGCTTCTTCATATACATCTTCATCATCATCTCCATAATAGAAGCCTAAGTTTTCTTGTTCTTCTTTAGAGTATTCAGCTCCTATTTTTTTTCTAAATTCACTTATTGAGCCAATCCAGTCCATTAATACCTCTACTGCTCCAGGATTATCTTCTATAAACTCGTCAAAGCCTTGTCTATATCCTAGTGCTCCGAAAATTTCATCGAAATCTCTAGAAGCATATTCTTTTAAAACTTTCGTATCTTCTCCTTCATGAATTTGATATGCATCTTTAATTGCATCAATTATTTCTAAGGCTGCTTCTTTAGTACTTGTACCGTCTTCATTGGCCATATCAGTAATTACTCTTACGATTTGGTCTAAATCTCCTCTACCTTCATTAACTTTATTCTCTAAAGCTAATTGATCTAATGCAGGTTGCTTTTCTTCTGAATCTAAGTAATGAAATGCTGCTGACATATACTCTCTAGCTAATATAAGCTTAGATTGCCACCAGTTTGGAAAATCTACTTCTCCATCGTGCTGATCGTATGCCTGTAATTTCTTTAATAATTTAGCAGAGTATTCTGCTGTTTCTCTAGCAGTTGCACTTAACATACTAGGCTCATCGTCTTGATGACCTATATCTGTATCTTCTTTTTGTGTCATTTTTTTAAATCTATTAGAAGGTTTCATTTCTTCAGGGTCCATATAAGTTCTTGAACCTTTTGGATCTACATGAGGTCTACCGTAATCATCTGTTTCGTCACCTTCATCCTTTCTTGGATCGTCATGCCATCCAGCTTCATAATCAGCATCATTCTTAGCATCTTCTTCTTCATCTTCTTGCATTTGTCTATTGACTTGATAATCTGTTTCTTCTTGATCTTCTGCTGCAATTAATAAATTTCCTAATTCCTTATCGTTTTCCATGTCAGGATTATTAAGGGTGACAGCATTTGGGTGCGTATCTCCTCTACCTACATGAAGTTCGTAATCTTGATCTGAGTAGTTATCTTTTAGGTGATCAATTACGTGTTGAATTTTATCTAAATCAAATCCAAAAGTAAATAAGTCGTCGTCCCCTGTCATTTTTTCGTCTACAGTCCAATTCTTGTAATCTCCGTCTTTAAGTTTAGAGAAATCTTGGACATTAGATTTAGATTGAGGTAATGAGCGCATAATATACTTTGCAACTTCAGTACCATCTTCGTTACCTTTTGAGTCGTAGTATTCGTAGTATTGGTCAGCTGCAATTGCAAGAGCATCTGCCATGCCTTCTGCATCACCGTTATCAATCTCTTCTTGAGCTGCTGCGAAAATAGCATCTACCTCCGGGCCTTGTACTGCACTTCTAATTTTACTAATGAAGTCGTCATCCGAACCTTCTTTAAGGTGTTTAGCCTTTGCTGCTTCAAAATCTCCTTTATATAATTGTTTAACTATTTTACGCCCTAGAGTCTCTAGTTGATCTAAGTTTAAAGAATGAGGTTTATTAAATCCTTTTAAATATGCAGCTCCTATGTCTCCATATTCTGCTGGGTCAATAGCATATTCGTCTACTTTACCGACTGCAGTATCATAGTCCATTTGTTTTCTTCCTGATGCTTTAGCTATTGCTGCATCAATTTTATTTAATATATCACCGTACTTATCAGCTATTGGACCTCCTTCAGGTTCAGCTTCTTGCTCCATATCTCTCATTACTTGAGCTCTTTTAGCTTTTAGTTTAGATAGAATTGCTGATCTTTTAGAAGAGGTAGGTTTAATATCTTTCTTTTTAGCTAATTTAGATTTTGAAGCTCTCATTTTCATAAGAACTGGGTCGTTAATATCCATACCCTCATCAATATCGTGACTAGACCCTGTTACATGTATTCCTTGAGCTTGTAAATCTGATGCTGCATCGTATATAAATGCTTCTACATTTTCACCTGGTTCACCGTCATCTGATGCTCTGAAATTAAAATATATAATCACATTACCGTCTCCGTCGTCATCTACAATGTCCATCTTAACATAAGTTGGATCTAAATTACCGTCTAATATAGACATTGCTTTTTTATAATCTCTTCTACCTACTTTAATGTATGTAGTTTGGTAAGGATCTTCCTTTAGGTCTTTATTTTCTCTTAAAGAATTAAAGTGTTTAACCAGCTCATTAGCTAGTACGTCAACGTGTATGATTGGTTCTCCTGAAGGTTTAACGCTAACATCAACTAATGCTTTGGTAAAAGAAAAATCTGCTAAATGCAACTTATTTTTACTTAAGTGAAAAGCAAATGAATCATCAGAATCATTCTTATACTCTACGTATATTTCAAATGAGTTAGGTTCTATGTTAGTAGCTTTCATATGTGCTATATCATCACCGGAATCTTTTAAAGCTTTAGCGACTGCCTGACCTACCTTCTTTGCTATTGCTTTAGTCTCGTCTGATGTGAACTCAATACCTTCTTTTATCTCTTCTCCATCTATACCTTTTATTGCTTTTACATCATCAGCATCTTTTAATGCGTCTTTTTCATCATCACCTAAAGATACAGCAGTTGTCTGTCCTTTCTTCGGTGTTACTAAGTAAGTCTTAGAATTACCTTCTTTAAGTTGTTTGATTTGAGTCTGTAAGCTCTCTTTAATCATATTCAATTGATTAGTTGTCTTCTGAACATCTATTGTGCTAATATCTTTGTGAGTCCCGTCTTTGATAGCCTTTAATGCATACTCGCACTTATTCAAACGGTTTTTAAGTTCTTTATAGGTCATTGGCGAAATGTTTTATATACGTATATAATATAAATAGATTAATGTTTCCAAATAACGTTTTTAAACTTTTCAGGGGATAATCCGAAATAATCTGTGCGCCATTTAGTCTGTTCGAAAAAATTAAGATCAATCCACTCTTCTTTTATCTTCCAAAGATCATTTGCTACTTGATCCCAGTCCAATTTAAGAACTAATTGCTCAATTTCCAACTTTTTTTCAAGTAATTTTTTATAGTCAAAGGAGTCCCACTCGTAGTGAAACACTTCAAATACAGCATATGGAGATACATAATCTATCGATATATCTATTCCCCATTTAGGTTTCATTTTTATTAGTTTGTATAACATAGGATTATGTTCCTCTGCTAGTATCTCTAATTGTTCTAAAGCTTGATCTTTAAATCCTTTTCTTTCAAATAAGTCTGAGTGGTTTATATGTGCTCCGTCTTTCTTATCCCATGTTAGCCAGTCATGTCTTAGACAGTCTTCATGACGTCTCTCTATTGACTGATATCCATTACGGTCTAGAAAAGCTTGTTCTGCTTTAGTGAGGTGATAACCGTTTTGATCAAATAGGTCTACACAGTTCGGATCTTTAAGAACATCTGGGTTCTCTATGGCATCAAAAAAATATGCTTCCGAGTGTAGTTTATTATTTGATATTTTCATTTTTTCTTACCGCTCTTCATATTAGCACACCAATGATACATCTTAGCTTTTTCACCTGATGCATTTTTAGCCTTTCTACGAAGGTCGGTAACTGAGCCATTACAGCTAGCACCAGATTTCTTTACTCTACCTGGTTTTGACTTACCTTTCTTTTTACCGTCTTTGAAGTTTTCTAAAGCATGGGGAGTGTTATCATGGTCACATTTATGACACATATATAAATCATCTCCTCCGTCTTTTTTGTTCCAGCTCCAACCGCAATTATCACAAATGATTTTAGTATCACTTATGATCTCTCCTATAAGTTGTGCTAGAGTTAAAGGCATTAGTCGATATGATGTCCTTTACCTTGACCGAATGCATCAGGTCCAATACCGGCTTTTTTACCCGTATTTACTTTTCCTCCTCCGAATGATACTACTGCTTTATTACCGTCTGGTTTAACTACTCTTGCAGCATTTTCTACTTCTGGGTATAGTTCTATGAAGGTAAATTCTTTACCGTTAAAAGTAAATTTTTCTCCCATCTGTAGATCTTGTAGAGATTTACCTTCGCCTTCTTTTAGTTTATCTGGATTGAGAGCAACTAGTTTATCTGCATAATCATCTCTGCCGCTTCTTCTTAGGTAGTCTATATAGCGTTGATCTTCTTCTTTTGGTGATTCAGCTGGTTTTGATTTACCGAAATTGTTTGCTAGCCAATGTAGTGTTTTTTCTTCTGACCAATTCCAATGTCCCATTATGTAGTCAACTAACTCTTGACCTTTAATTGCTCTTTCATTACCTTCGCCTTCTTTCTTCATAGCATTACCTGCTGCTACTGCATCTTTATGGGCATTAGAGTTACCATGAGAAGCTTTCTCACCTCTTTTCTTCTTAGCATTAATGTTAGCCCAAAGTCCTGGTTTTCCTTCTGCTAATACTTCTTTAATAGCATTTATTAATTCAGATTTTTTCATACTTCTTGACCTCTATTTTCTAATTCTTTTTTAATTAGATGTTTTTTTCTGCTGTAGACGTTACTGCTGTACATCTCCTTTAATTCTTTTGTTTTAAAACTTGAAGGTGGAAAATGTAACATAGTCCACTTATTAGTCATTTTACCTTTAGAATCTTTTATATACTGTTTTGTTGATGGTTTTAATTTTATAGACATTATTTTATTATCCTTGTTCTGAATGCATTATTAACATTCTAACTATTACTGTTGCTAATATACCGAATATAATCCAAAGAGCTCTAGTAACTCCATCTTTCCATCTCTTGATGTCATCGATTTCAGCTAGTTTATTTCTAAAGTCTACTTCGTTTCCTTCTAGTTCTTTTCTATGTTCGGTATTTCTGTTAGTATTAACTATAACTCCATTTTCAGGATTTAGTAGTGTATACTTTAGGTCTGATAAGTCCTCTTTCATGCTTTCAAAATCTCTTGCCATTTGTTTTAATTCACCATTTGGCATGTGAGTCTTGATGTGCTTGATTTCAGCTAACAGAGCATCTAGTACTTCTTTTTGAGTCATTTTTAGTATTATTTTATGTTATTACCGTATCCTCTTAGGAGTACTTTCTTTAATATAAATACTTTACTTTTTCGCTTTATTTAAAACTTCAATAAATTCTTTCAAGTTAGTCATGACTTTATTATTTTGAGAGGTAGTATTACTGTTCCAATCCTCTATAACCCCCTGTTCTGTGACGAAGCTACTTGACTGGACGCTGTATTCATTAACCCAGGAGGTAAGGTCTTTTGCAAATGCATCTATCGATCCATTAATCATACTTGCTTCATACTTTTTAAATAAACCGGCTTTTCTAAGCTGTGCTTCATACTGTAGGGTACAGTCAAAACAAAAACCATGTATCTTATACATTTTTTTAGCTAAGTGATGTTTCATAGAACCTTCACATTTTGGGCAAGCAAGAGGTATCCTCATAGCTTTTTTTGCAGCATCTAGCTTAGTAATATTCTGTTTAATACCGTTTTTAATGGTCCAGGTCTTACCTGATTCTTCCCAGAGGTCTCCTTCTTTATAGTTGTTAGAAGATTTACTATAACCAGTTTGAGATTTAGTTTTAGATGTAAAATCTTTATTAACTATATTTCTAACTCTCTGTACGTCTTCTCGTCTAAATTCTTTCTTTAGTGATGAATCACTCATAACCTAACTCTTTTAATTTTTCTATAACATGGTTAACGTTACCGTCTTTACATCTTATAGCTATACCGCCTTTAGATGCCCATTCATTTATATTTGACTTTTTATCGTCTATTAATATACTATTTTCATTTGCATATCTCTGCTTATCTTTAGAGTATGCCATTATTACTTTTGGTTTAGGGTTAAGGTTATTCTTAGCCCATAACTGTTTTCCTAATCTAGAGTTATTATGTCTAGAAGGAGAAGTTAATAAATCCGGCTGGTAAGGTGATATAAAGTTCCATAACTCTTTGCCTTGAGGCATCCAATCCATTCCAACCCAAAATCTAACTCCAATTTTATTATCTATAAGTTCCCAAAATGCAGGAGTACCTTTTGCTTTCTCATACTCCTGTGGATGCATTCCACTAAAGTGTTCAAATCTCTTTTCAAAGTCAGTTAATACACCATCCATGTCACAGTATATTTTATACTTTGGTTTTTCTTTTACTTCTGGAAGCGGGTACGCTTCTAATAAATCTACTAATTTTTCCATAACCTTAATTTTATAATTTTTGTTTAATGCCTAGTGCCGGTAGTCTTAATGCCCATACTTTCTTTACATCTTCAACATCTTTTTTAGTTAAGTAAGGATCTCCTTGCTCATCATATTGGTCTGTAAATTGGTATAGATATTGATCTACAACGTCAACAAAAGGTCTTTTTTGTTTTTTAGCTGAAAGATATAATCCCTGTATGTTAGCATCTATTTCAGATGGTAAAGTTAAATACGATACACCGTTAGCTAATATTCCTTTTTGAATCATTGTACGAAATATAGACTCCTCTTCTGTTCCAAATTCTCCTCCAAATTGAGAATCTTTTCCAAATGATTTACCTCTTTCGTTTCCTCCTGCTTGAGTTAAATGTTCTATTTCGTGTCTTAATACATCTGATATCTGTGCTGATAGTTCTTCAAAGTCGTTAGGAAAGTTATAAGGATCAAGAACAAATTCCAGTTCTACTTTAGGACTTTCAAATTCATCATCCGGTCCAAAACCTCCTTTGTATGCTCCTCCGTCTCTCATAATAGAGTCTGAGCCTTTAGCAAATATAACTTTCAATTCAAAGTCAAATTCAAGATCAATAGTTTTCTGGAATTCTTTATCTATATCGTCAGGTATATCTATGAGTAGAATTGGGTATGATTTTTCTATTTCTTTTTTCATACTAACTCTAGCTTCTTCAGTTTTAGGATCGCCGAAATGACCTTCTTTGTAATGGTTT